GTACTAGAAACATTCCCATTTGTATCAGAATTAGCTGCTGCTCTAAATGATGACGGTTCATCTAATTATATGAAAAATGTAATTAACAGACGTTCAGAGTATATCTGGATGAACGCTATTACAGATTCTTCTGATGATTTGTCTCTTGCTAGTGGAGTTAACAGCGCAGCATTAGGTACAGCGGAAGTCGCAACTGGTTTTGATCTTTTAGAAGATAAAGACACAGTAGAGGTAGACTTCTTGATTGCACCTGGTATGACTAGCAGATCAGATCAAACTACTGTAGTTAACGACTTGGTAGCAACAGCTGGTACAGAGCGTAAGGATTGCGTTGTTGTTACTTCACCAGCTAGATCAGATATCGTAGGAGCTTCAACTCCTAATGCTGATGCTATCACTACAGCAGCTACATTCTCATCCACTTCATATCTGTTTATTGATAATAATTATTTGAAAGTGTATGACAAATACAACGATAAGTATATCCAGATTCCAGCGGCTTCTTCAACTGCAGGTATCATGGCAGCTTCTGATAGAGAAGCGGGTCCGTGGTTCTCACCAGCAGGTTCTCGTAGAGGTGCTTATCTAGGTGTAACTGCTCTTTCATATAGCCCCTCAAAGGCTGAGAGAGATGCTCTATACAAAGCAAATATTAATCCAATTGCTAACCTACCTGGTCAGGGTGTGTTACTTTATGGTGATAAAACAAATATGTCAAGACCTTCTGCATTCGACAGAATTAATGTACGTAGATTGTTTAACACTATTGAGAGAGCAATCGCTATTGCTGCAAGAAACACAATCTTTGAATTCAACGATGAGTTCACAAGAGCTGAGTTTGTAAATATTGTAGAGCCATTCCTAAGAGAAGTCAAAGGAAGAAGAGGTATCACAGATTTCAGAGTTGTATGTGATGATACAAACAACACTGCTGCTGTGGTAGATAGAAATGAATTCATTGCGAATATCTTCATTAAGCCTGCACGCTCTATTAACTACATTACTCTGAACTTTGTAGCTGTTAGATCTGGTGTTGACTTCGAAGAAGTAGCCGGATTACAGGTATAGGAGATAAAAAATGGCAGTACTAGGCGTAGATGATTTTAAAGCCAAGTTACGTGGTGGTGGCGCAAGACCAAATCTATTTAAAGCCACTATTAACTTTCCAGGTTATGCTGGAGGCGATGTAGAGCTTACATCGTTCTTGTGCGAGGCAGCTCAGTTGCCTGCATCAACAGTAGGTACAATTATTGTTCCTTTCCGTGGTCGTCAATTAAAAATGGCTGGTGATCGTACATTTGATGTATGGACTCCTACTATTATCAATGACACAGATTTCAATGTCCGTGATGCAATGGAACGTTGGATGAACGGAATGAATGCTCATAGTGCAAATACAGGTCTTACTAACCCTGTTGACTATGAAGCTGACCTTGTTGTTGAGCAGCTAGACAAGGATGGATCAACATCAAAAACTTACAATTTCAGAGGATGTTTCCCAACAGGGTTGTCTCCAATTGATCTGAGCTATGCTTCAGAAAATGAAATTGAACGGTTTACTGTTGAATTCCAGGTACAGTATTGGGAAGCAGCAACTACTTCTTAATACGTTATAAATAGATAGAGGGACTTAACGGTCCCTCTAAAACTAATTTTAGGAACGAAAATGGCTGATGATAGTATAAGACTTTTTGGATTTGAAATCAAGCGGGCTAAGGATAAGTCTGATGATAAACTTCGTTCTATTGTTCCTCCTGTTGACGAAGATGGAGCAGGATATGTAACAGCTGCAGGTTCTCATTACGGTACATATGTAAATGTAGATGGCGGTGAACACGCAAAAGATAACATTCAAAACATTAAGCAATATAGAGCAGTCTCGTATCACCCTGAGGTAGATGCTGCTATTGATGATATTGTTAACGAATCTATTGTATCAGGCGAAAATGAATTACCTGTTACTCTCATCTTAGATCACGTAGAAGGTCTAAGTGATCAACTTAAAAAAGTTATTACAACTGAATTTGAAGATGTCTGTTCTATGCTTAACTTTAAAGAGTTAGGACATGACGTATTTAGAAGATGGTATATTGATGGTAGAATCTATCACCATCTTGTTATTAATGAATCTCAACCTAAAGCTGGTATTCAAGAAATTAGACCTATTGATGCTGCTAAGATTCGTAAAGTAAAAGAAGTAAAGAAGAAAAAAGATGAAGTTACCGGCGCTTCATTAGTAGAAAGTGTAAATGAATTTTACATCTATCAAGAGAAACCTGGGGGAACCAATCAAGGAGTAAAGCTTTCTAATGATGCAGTATCTTATGTAACTTCTGGATTATTAGACATTGATCGTAAGAGAGTTGTATCTCATCTTCATAAAGCTTTAAAACCTATTAACCAATTACGTATGATGGAAGACTCGCTGGTTATTTACAGACTAGCTCGAGCACCAGAACGTAGAATCTTTTATATTGATGTGGGTAACCTTCCAAGAGGTAAAGCTGAAACATATATGAAAGATATTATGGCTCGTTATCGCAACAAGCTTGTATATGATGCTGATTCAGGTAAGATTAGAGATGATCGTAAGCATATGTCTATGCTCGAAGACTTCTGGTTACCTCGTAGAGAAGGCGGTAGAGGTACTGAGATTACTACTTTACCTGGAGGAGAGAATCTAGGTCAGATTGACGATATCTTATACTTCCAGAAAAAGATGTATAAAGCTCTAAATGTTCCTGTTTCTAGGTTAGAGCAAGATCAGGCAGCTGGATTGTTAGGTAGAGCATCTGAGATAAATAGAGATGAACTTAAGTTTCAAAAGTTTATTGATAGACTACGTAATAAGTTTTCAAGTTTATTCTTAGGTATTCTTAAGAAGCAATTAATGCTTAAAGGTGTTATTACCGAAGAAGATTGGGATAATTGGAAAAACGACATTGTAGTTGATTATATTAGAGACAATCATTTCTCAGAGCTTAGAGATGCAGAGTTACTAAGAGAGAAGTTACAGACTCTAGATACAATGCAGCAGTATGTTGGTGAATTCTTCTCTAAAGAATATGTAATGAAGAACGTTCTTTTATTAGATGATGATGCGATGAAAGAGATGAAAGATCAAATAGCACAAGAAAAGTCATCTGGTGAGATTCCAGATGACAGCGAAGAGGACCAAGATGGCAACTAAGAATTTTAATCTTGCAAAGCTAGCTAGAAATATTAATATTGAAGATGATGGTTCTATTGCTTTTAATAGTGAGGTAAGCGCTGGAGGAGAAACAATTGGGTCCCTTACAGCTTCTATGGATTCAGATCAAACATCTACTATAACATTATCAAAGGCATCTACTCCTGTTCCTATTGTTCAAGCATATAAAGAAATATCTCAGACAGGGATAAGTAGTAAAGGTCAATGGAACGTTAATGCTAATGCAACTAATTATGACTTTTACGATGAGAAACCATATTCAACCTACGCTAGTTCAACATTAACACCAAGTGCTACAGGTGATGGTACTTTTACAAGTAGCAGTTCAATTGTTTCAGGATATGATATATCATTAATATCCAGTGGTTATGTTAGACAGATAAATGCTACCACCTATAGTGGCGCAACGTGGACTAATGTTGCAGAAATTTCATCTGATGGCACTAAAATTTATTTTTCTGAACGTTCTGGCGATACAATAAAAGTATTTTCTCTATCAACAGCTTATGATATAACTACAATTGCTGGAACTGCTTCTTCTCAATATAGTTTATCTGCAGATTCCTGGGCTATTAGAGTGAATTCTGCTGGCACTAAGATGTGGGTAGTTTATGATACATCAATTGAACAATTTACTCTTAGTGCTGCCCACGATGTATCAACCGCATCTAGTGATGGAACTTGGACACTTGGAACCTATCTTAGAGATATTCGTTTTAATGATGATGGTACTAAAATTTATATTGTAGATATAAGCCCAGATGATATATTTCAATATTCATTAACAACGGCTTATGATATTACAGGAACAAAAAGTTTAGATGGAACAGAAACAGTCGGTCCTGTTAATTGTAGTTCCATATTATTTAATGATGATGGTTCAAAACTTTACTATGGGCAACAAAATAGTAGCATTTATGTTAAAAATTTAGGCACTCCATATGATATAACTACAAATGTTAGCTCGGGAACAACTGTTGCTTGGGATAGCTCTGCAAATGCAGGAAACT